CCGGCGACGACTAGGGCTCCGGCCCGATGGCCCCCATGCTCGCGGCGTCCACGTCGCGGGGGCTGGACGCCAATCACGGCGACTGACGCGAGCGACGAAGGAGGAGACGACGATCACGCGGACGACATGCAGCGTTACGGGTTCCTCACATCCCGCCCTCGCCAGTGAACACCCCGCCGTCTGCCCACGACATATCGACCACCGGCTTGTGCGGGGTCTGGACTGCGCGCTTCCGGGTTCGGATCGTCTTGAACTTCGCGCCGGGTCCGTAGCGGAGTGGGTCGATCTTGTCCTTGTGGATCTCGCCGTTGCCACCCTGCCAACGTGAGGCGGCGTGGATGATCTCAGCGGCGGTGCTGCTGATCCAGAGGCGCTGACGGGCGAAGGCGTCGTTGAGCGTCCTCACGCCGAGGCCGACCGAGCTGGCTCCCTTGTCTGCTGGCTTCATCGCTAGCGTGTAGCCGAGTTCGGCCCACGCCTTCGTGAACGCCTCGTTGACCGTGGCGGTGGTCATGTCGCCCTTGCCGCTGGAGTTTGTGTCCCCGATGGCCTCGTCGATGTCGTCGGGGCACATGCGGTCTTCGCCGCGCCACGTGTGCCGCGCGAGCATCTGGCACACCGCTTCTGCGTCCTTGGCGATGCTCGTGGTGGTCGGGGACACGTAGCAGTCGAGGACCCAGCATCGTAGGTCTTCGCCGCTGCCAGCCCACGCCCAGAAGATGATCACCTCCTTGTTGGCCCTCTCGCCGTGGTCTGCCGTGACCCCGAATCGGAGCGCGTGTTGGCCTGGAGATCCTGGGAGCGCGTCCCATTGCCCTGGCGAGTGCTGGAACACGTTGGCGACCGGGGAGAACGCAGACAGGGAGCGACCGAGCGCCGGACCTTCCCACGCTGCGTCACGGCGCTGGGCGACCTCCCATTCCGGCATGTCTGCGATCTGCTGGAGCACGTCCTCGGGTCGCCTGTGCGGGACGTTCTCGGGGCAGAGGGTGATGACGTGCTGCGACCATGCTGGCTTTCCGTCCGGCCCAAGCGGGGTGGGCGTGCCTGGGGCGCCTTCAACGATGTCGCGGAGCCAGAGTAGGTCACGGCTAGCCCCGTGCGAGTCAACCGGGGTGAAGCCGACGATGACGGGCGCGCTGTAGAGGGCGGCGGCGCGCATGATCTCGCCCCACCTCGTGACCATCGGGGGCTCGTTGACGATGACGAGATCGCACCAGAGTCCGGCGATGGCTTGCCCGTCCTGGGTGCCAGACCGGAACATGATCTGGGACCCGTCGTGCCAGAGGATGGACCGCTGGCCGCTGACGGTGTATCCCTTGACCTCGTCGTATTTGGTTCGCCCACTAAGCTTTTGAGGCGCGATGACCTCCCGAAGCGTGCGGCACACGTCGTCTGCATATGCGTTCTGCATGTCGGCTACGACGTAGAGGATTCTCGCCGGTCGGTCTGTGGGTCGCTGCCTCGTGGGGTGCTGTCCGTCGAGGAATAGGGCGCACTCCTCGGCCAACTGGAGGGACTTGCCGATCTTGTTTCCGCCCCGGATGAGGATCCTGCTCGCGGTATCCTCAAGGACCCTGCGCTGCCAGTTCGCCAGACCCCACCGGTTGAGACCGGGGTTGGCGGTGACGAGCGTGAGGTGGGGTTCGTTGGCGCGGCAGTACTCCCAGATCGCAGGCTTGTGCTGCTCTGCTGCGAGCCTGAGCGTGCGTTCAAACCGCGCGGTGTCCTTTGATCGGACGGCGCGAATCGCGGACTCGGCTGCGAGTCGTGCAGCGAAGGGGAGATCGGCTGCGGTCACGTCGGGTTCAGCGCGTTACCGTCCAGCGCGTTGTGCATGGCCGCGTTCTCGCGCCTGAGCAGCCGTTCGACTTCCTTGCTGACTCCGCGCTCACCGACTCGCTCGCGCGTCTTGGCGATGACCTCGGGGTCGATGGTCATGTTCATGGGGACTCGGCGGCGCTCGTACTGCTTGCTCATGCCGCACAGGATGCTGCGCGCACTGTGCGCCGTCAATTCATAATTGAGCGCGGACTGTTTCGATCTGATATACGCTCAAGCCGTGAGCACTCCTGCGCCTGAGTCCGTGACCTTCTCGATCTCGCTGGCCGACGTTGAGCGCGCCCGCTCGACGGGCCAGCCGGTGACGGTGGCGCCTCCTGACGCTCTGGCGCTGATGGCGTCCGGCAAGGTCCAGAAGAAGCGCGAGGCACCTACCTCGGTCGGGATCATCGGTGGTCTGCCGAACACTGAGATCAATCCCCGCGTCTCCCCGATGGACTGGTTTGGATCTTACGGTCGGATCGGCTACCGCGACCGGATGCAGCGGGAGTGGGACACGGCTGCTGCTGCGTCGGATGCGTGGCGAAAGGGCGTGCTCCAACGGGAGTGGCGTTTCAAGCCGGTCAAGGGCGGCGACCGAAACGACCTGATGGTGGCTGAGTTCGCGGACACAGCGATCCGCCACCACTTCCGAGGCGGTGGCGGCGGAATGCTGGGCATGATCGGCATGTTCGCTGGCCTCGCGTTTGACGGCTTCGTCCTGGCGCAGCCTTACTACCCCTTCGATCGTGCGTTCACGCTCCGCGACTCCGATGGGAGGGTGGTCCTCAACGGAGCCAACCTGCTCCAGATGGCCCCGGTTGGCGCGCATGTCGTCAACGACTGGGTGCCAGAGGAGGGTCCGAACGGCTCGATTGAGTACGGGGTCAAGGTCTACCAGCAGGTCTCGGACGGTCCGAACAGTTGGCGCGGCGTCGGGCGTGACAAGTACATCGCGCCGAGCGACCTCGTTCACGCGCGCTACATGCCGCAGGGTGATGACCCGGCTCCGTATGGGATCGGGCGACCGCTCTGGTACGGGTACATGGCCTCGGAGTCGTTGCAGAAGTTCCTGCTGCAAGGCGCTGAGAAGGCGGCGTTCGGGATCCCACAGGTTGTGATCTCCCCTGACGCGGACCCGGGCGAGCTGTCCACGGTCAACTCGTTGATCAGCAACCTGCGCGTCGGCGCTCTGGTCCGGTTCTCGCTGCCGGATGGGTACTCGGTCCAGTGGCACGAGGTCCCCTGGAATGCTGGGGACATCCTCGACGCGCTGGCGCACATCCAGAAGTCGGCGCACCGCGCGACGGCGACCCAGCATTTGTTCACTGGCTCCGACAACGGGACTCAGGCGCTCTACGGCGGGCAGTCTGCGGAGTTCCACGGCGGCGTGGACGTGGTGTGCCGCGCCATCGTCCAGGCGCTCGCGGAGGGTCCGACCGACACGGCTCCGATCAAGCGCCTGTTGGCGATGAACTTCGACGGGATCCGCTCGTTCCCCGAGTTCAGTTTCGGTCCAGCTCCGGTGCAGGATGTCAGGGTCTTCGCTGACGCGCTCTCGACGGTCAAGGCTGCGGGTCTGCTGACTGGTGATGCTGGCGTCGAGGACCGCGTGCGCGATGCGCTCCATCTGGACGAGATGCCGGACGAGACGCGGGAGCGGTGGCGCGAGGAACTGGAGGGCTCGGACGACGGAGACGACGAGCCGATGGACGACGAGAGCGAGGAAGTCGAGCCGGACGAGGACACGCCTGCCGCAGCGATGCCCGAGGCGGATGAGGCTGGCGAGACTGCCGACGAGTCCGAGGGCGACGACCCGATGCCGGTTGCGGCGTCTGACGCCTACTCCCGCAGCGAACATGACCGCGCCGTCAGCGGTCCTCGTGGGCGTGCTGTGCGCCGCGTGGAGTCTGTCCTGTCGCTGTCGGAGACGAAGGGTCAGCAAGACGCGGGAAAGGCTGTCGTGGCCGGTGTGCTGGCGCGGTGGCGGATGCGGATTGCCCCGGTCTATGGCGAGCAGTTGCAGGCCAACGCGAAGTCCCTGGGCGCGGTGGCGACCCTTCCGGTACCGGGTCAAGCGGAACTCGTGGAAGAACTGCGGCGTGCGCTGCGTCCTGTGTACTCGGCTGGTCTGGCGGCTGTCGAGGCTGAGACGGAGCGTCTTGAGGCAGATCCGGCGCTGCTGGCCGACCTCGAGGCGGGGACGCTTGCCGATGTCGGGGAGCCTGACGGGTTGCCTGCGCCGAGTCGGATCGTCGCCGCTGCCGATTCGTTTTCTCCGCCGTCCGGTGTTCGCGCCGCCGCTCGTCGCGCGCTGGAGGTTCGGGAGTCGAAGCCTGAGAGTCAACGCGGGATGACGGACGTTGGCATCGCTCGCGCTCGGGATCTGAGCAACGGTCGCGCTGTATCGCTCGACACGCTGCGCCGGATGAAGGCGTATTTCGACCGTCACGCCGTGGACAAGCAGGGCGAGACGTGGGACGAGCAGGGCAAGGGGTGGCAGGCGTGGAACGGCTGGGGCGGAGACGCTGGCCGCGCGTGGGTCGAGCGCCTGCTCAAGTCCGTCGCAGCGTGCGACTGCGGAGCCTCGCATCCACGGATGGTTCACGCCGGGCTGTCGGAGCGGATGGCCGCTATCGCGCTCGCTGGGAAGCCGACCCCGAGCAAGAAGAAGGCGAAGAAGCCCGCCGTCCCTGCGAATCTTGACGACGGCATCGACCCCGAGGACGCGATTGAGTCCCTGGCGCGTACGACTGCTGTGGCTCAGTCCTCGCGCCTGCGGGTTGCTGCGATGACCGCGCTCCAGTCTGCCGGGAGCGGCGGCGCTCTGCCTGAGCAGGCGACCATCGGGGCGGTTGTCTCCGACGCGCTGACCTCGCTGTCGAACGGACCGGAGCGGAATCAGGCGCAGGCGGATGTGAACACGATGTTCGGCCTCGGTCGCAAGCACCAGCAACTCGCGCAGGGGTCCGAGCGGTACATGCTGTCCAACCTGTTCGAGTCCGACACCTGCGAGCCGTGCCTTGCGTGGGACGGGATGGTGGTGGACGCGGATACGATGGCAGCGAACGGGACCCCGCTGTCGGTGTGCAAGGGCGGGGACATGTGCGGTTGCATGTGGATCGGATTCCCGCCCGACGTGGAAGTCTGATGCCGCGCCCGAAGCGCCCGCTTCCGCCTGAGATCGGGAAGATCCCCGACCGTCTGGTGGCGCTGGCAGAGGCGGACCGTGGCTACCACACGAGCGCGGACGCGATCCGCAAGCTGCGTGAACGTCGGGGGATCAAGACGGAGATCCCCAAGGGCCGACCGCGCAAGAGCGATTAGTCTGCGGTTTCATTCTGAAACGTCCGATTACTTATCACGCTAACCCTTGCACGCTCGTTACGTGCTGACCCACCCGACCACTCCGGTTGCCCTGACCGAGCCTGACGCCTCGCCCAAGTGGATCGAGATGACGCGCTCTGGCGTCCACGTGTCGCGCCGGGTTGGCGGTGGTCCTGCGGCTGGCCCCGAGACGGTCGAACTCACCGAGGCGGATATCGAGTCTGCCGTGCGCGGGTTCTATGCGCTCAAGGCTGACGGTGCTTTCCCTGGCGGGCTGGCCCCGGTCGGGGTCGATCATGCCGAGCTTGCCGCCGCGCTTGCTGCTGTGACTGGCGGGGAGCCTCTGGTCGGTGACCTCGCGGGCTTCGACGAGGTCCGGGCAGAGCGCAACGACGAGGGCGGGCTCTCGCTGATGGGCCTGCACACGTACACGGATATCGGTCGTTCGGCGGTCGTCGCCAAGGCGCTCCGTGGGTACTCGTCTGACCTCGCACCGCCCGGACTCGCGCAGAAGCGCGACGGTACCACGGTGGATGAGTGGGTCCCGTTCGGCGGCACCCTGACCAATCGCCCATTCGTGCGCGCCATGCAGCCGATCGCTGCCAGCGAGGCACTCATCAAGACCAACCAACGGGAGAATCCCATGACCGACGTACTCACCGGCATCCTCGGCCTGTCCGATGGAGCCTCCGACGCCGACCGCATCAAGGCGATCACCGCCCTCTCCGAGCAGGCCAGCAAGGTCCCGACGCTGGAGAGCAAGGTCGTCGCGCTGACGGACGCTCTGGACACCACGACCGCCGACCGTGACGCCGCCAAGGCTGAGGTTGTGGCGCTGGTCGAGTGGAAGCAGGCTCGCCTCGGCGCGGACGCTGCGAGCGTCGGGCGCTGCTCGACCAAGGAGATCCCCGAGTACCTCAAGGCTGTGGCCGCTCTGGGCGAGGACCACGCGCACAAGGTGTACCCGGCTGGCCGCGTGACCGTCGCTCCGCCCGCGCAGACCGAGCAGCGGACGGACGAGGGTGGCCCCGAGTCCGCGAGCGACCGCTACCAGCGGATCAAGTCGCTGGCTCTCGCGGACGGCAAGACTCTCGCGGAGGCGGTGCGGCTCGCTCGCGCTCAGACCGACAGCGATCTCAACGACACCTACCGCGCTGGCCGCGTCACGGCTGAGGCGTAAGGAGCGACCATGGCGAACTTCTCTGACGGACTCGTCCTCTCGTACCCCACCACGTCTGACCTCTCCGGGTCGGCGTACTGCGCGGTCGAGTTGACCTCGGCTGGCAAGGTCGCCCTGCTGGCTGACGGCGACTCGATCGCCCTCGGGATCCTCACCGACAACGTGGCCGATGGTTCGACCACCGAGGCGATGGTCTCGGTGCAGTTGACCGGCGTGGCGAAGATGAAGGCCGGGGCGACCATCACGCTCGGCACGAACCTCGCCGTGATGGCGACGACTGGCGGCGAGGCGACCACCGCGACTACCGGCAAGTACGCCATCGGCATCCCGCTGGCGACCACCGTGGACAACGACGTGTTCGAGGTCCTCATCGACCGCTTCATGGTCAACTAGACAACCCCCTGAGCAGCAAGGAGAAACCACACAATGACCGCTCGCACTTCTCTCGGGGTCGATCACGTCCTCACCGACTTTGCGATTCTCAACGCCAACCCGCTCGGGGAGTTCATTGCTGACCGCGTGGCCCCCGGGATCCCGGTGTCTGGCCGCGTCGGCAAGATCTACTCGATCAGCGGCGGGCTCCGGTTCGCGTCGAGCACCCACACCATCAAGCGCGCCTCGGGGGCCTCGTTCCGCCGCAGCACGCTCGACGTGAGCAACACGAGCCTCTACTCCCTGGAGGAGTACGGCTCGGAGTTCCCGGTCGATGACGTGGATGCGGACTTCGCCGCCGACGACGAGGTTTCGCTGCGCGAGGCTGCGACCTCTCTGGCGATGGCCGACCTGATGATCGAGCGTGAGCGCGAGATCGCCGCCCTGCTGACCAGCGCGTCGAACATCACGCAGAACACCACGCTGTCGAGCGGATCGCGCTGGGACGACGCTGGCATCGACCCGCGCCCCGGCGTGGACACCGCGTGCCAGACGATCCAGAAGGCGACCGGCCTGCCGCGCCGCTTCCTGTCGATGACGATGGGTCAGGAGGTCTTCGATGACCTGATCATCAACGACGCCCTGCTCCAGTTCTTCCGGTCCTCGATGCCCGGGATCACCCGACTGAGCGAGCAGCAGCTCGCGCAGGCGCTGAACCTCAAGGAGGTCATCGTCGGCGGCGCGGTCGCCAACAACGCGGTCGAGGGCCAGACGGTCTCGGGCGGGTACATCTGGGGCAAGGACGCCCTGGTCCACTTCGTGGAGCCCAACCCGCAGCGGATGAGCCAGCGCGGCACCGCGTTCACGTTCTACAGCCGCAGCCGTGGCCCCGTTCGCGTCGAGCGTTACCGCGAGGAGCCCCGCAAGGAGATCGTCCTCGCGTCCTCGCTCGAGGATCGCGTGCTGACCGCCGCGAACACCGCGTACCTCTTCAAGACGGCTGTGAACTAGCCCATCGGGCGGAAGGAGATCCTCCCATGGGATGGATTGGCTGGCTCAAGTACATCAAGGGCGACCCGCAGTTCGGCGGCAACGTCACCGTGGACGGCACACTGTCTGTCACCGGGAACCTGTCGGCACCGCAGGCCCCCGCAGCCATCACGGACCCGGGGACCGGCGCTGCCATCCCTGTGACCGGCTC